CTTGTTGCTTTAATTCTTGTGCAACATTGTTAATTGCTTCTCTACGTCTTGTCGGATCTGCATATTCGCCTTGTTTTGGAATACGTTTTCCTATATCAGTCATTGATATAGATCCTTGGCGATCCGCTTGTTGTTTTATTACAGCGATAAATCTTGCTCGTTTTGCCTCAGCAGCGGCTGTTTTTGCATCTAACTTTCTCTGAGCATCAAGGTTTCCAATTTTCTTTGTTTGTCGAACACCAGGAGCAAAGGCATTTGCATTTGCGTATGCGTCTACAGCATCGGCACCTTGTGCCATACCTGCTCCTCTAAGGAATGATCCTAGCGCACTATTACTGCGGCTAGAAGGTGTAGTTCCTTTTAATTTCACTGACCTTGCTTCAGCTAATATTTCGTTAATTTTCATCGTCTTTCATTTTCCTGATGCCGCGGCTAAATTTTGCTGGGTCTTGTCCTTTAATTGCATTAAGTAGACGTCGCTCTAATTCGCCAGCTTGCTCGGCATCATAGTTTTCACGGATGTGATTGATGAGGTTAATAGCACTATTAATAATGTTATTAGCTCTGCTTTCAATCAGATTTGTTTTATCCTTGTGTCTGAGCAGTTGATCAAGTTCAAACAGTATATTTTTTGTATTCTTCTGCAAGATCGATCCTTAATGTATCGTTATTAGTGTATTTATTAAAGATATTTGAAAGATGTTTGATTGATTATTTCATATTCGGCTTCGTTAAATCTATCAACGGCCCACGTATTGCTATCACTATACAGCCACGGATTGTTTTGTTGCCAGACAGCAAAATGTTCTTTATTTAGGTTATGTTTGGAAATAAATTCGCCTGATACTATATCGGCAAATTCAACATTAGTGCATTGTGGGTGTGATTCAAATGTTTCAAATACATTTTTTGCTAGGCAACGAACTTTGTCAATTTGGTCTAGGTTAGATGTTTCTTGCCAATCTGATTCGGCTAGCTTAAACCATCCGTTATAATATCGCAACCATCTATATAGTTTACTTTCACGAGATTCAGTGGTAATGGCAATAACAGTTTCAAATGGCGCTAAGGAAATTGCACTAGGATGATAATGAGTTCCTATCCATCGATTCTGATTAGTGCGAGATAATAGCTGAGTCAGTCTACGATTCCATGAAGGTTCATCTACAGTACGTGAAATTGTCGGGCTATCAGTTATCTTTAATAAAGAATGTTCTGCACCAGTACATTTATAACCATCCATACTGGGAGTTTTATTATTTAATAAATCACACAGGACGCCGCCGCCAGTGTTATTTGAAAAACAAACTAGATTCATTCGCCACTATTCTTCAGGCCAGCCAGCATACTTTTAAGTTTGCTACTGTCAACTGTGGCATTAATCTTTGGCATGTTTGTAATTTCACCAGTGTCTTTATTGACTGTACTACTAGATTTAATATTGTTTAAGACATTATTAATATTGCGACTAGCACCATTGCCATCACCTGCGGCTTCTTCGCCCTCGTCTGTGATACGCATAGTTTCAATATTATAAGTTAAATCTACTTTGTGCCCTACACCAGTACTACTACGCGACTTCATACATTGTAACTGATATCTGCCACGTTCTTTCATAGCACGACTTGTAAAGATACCAAACACGTTATCTGCTGTGTTAATCTTACTAATACCACCAGCAATATGACTATGATCAAATTCAATTTCTTCTACTGCACTACGATTCAACTGACTTGCTGTTACCAATAATACATTAAGTTCTTTAGCTAAGTTACGCAGTTCTTCTGCTACATATTTGTCTTTGATAAACTGATCATTCGGATTAACTTTAATCGATACAGGCATTACCAAATCTAAATAGTCTACCATAACAAAGTCAACTTTAATACCAGTTTGAATCTGTACTTCTTTTAAGTAACTACGTATATCATTAACGTTGCTCTGTGCTGGAAATCCTTTAACACGATACTGTCCAGACTTTTTACCCACCATCTTAACTTTAAGTTCAGTTGTTTCAATATCTTTTCTAATGTCTTTTGTACTCATACCAGTAAGCATAGCATCTGTACGCAGACTACATAGTTCTTCACTAAGTTCTAATGTAACATATACACCACTAAGTCCAGCCTGTAACCAGCTAAGTGCAATGTTCATCATTACCAACGATTTACCCGAGCCAGAACCGCCAGCAAAGATGTTAAGTTCGCCTCGACTAAAGCCACCGTAAAGTATCTTATCCATTTGTGGCCAGCCAGTACTTACCTGTCCGCCACTGTTAAAGTACTTGTCAATACGTGCTCTAGGGTCTTCGAAGTATTCTGTACCCATGTCTTTAGTTAAGGATATTTGTACAGCATCTTTAATTAGTTTTTCAACTGGATCATACTCACCCTTTTCTAACATATCAGCTGCCGCAAGAATTGCACGTTCAAGTTCATTACGTTTAGTAAAGCCCTCAAACTCTGTCATAAACCAACTGTAGTGATCTTCTGTTAAGTCAGGTACATTTTTAAGTGTAACTGTAGTCACCGCCTGTACTTGATCAATAGTAGGCAATGTTCTATATTCGTCACTGTGCTGTTTAATAAATTTAGCAGCTTCACGTAAACTTCTATCAAAGTTTTCGGGATTATAAATGTTCTGCACCCGCACATAACTCTGCGGGTCTTGTAACATCATTTCTAAAAATAACCTTTGTAGGTCTGCTGAATATTCTTTGCTCATAGTTTTGGACAGTTAAAAGTACAATAATTAAGTTTAGCATCTTCTAAAGTATTATAAAAGTCTTTTGATTGATTTGATGCTAGTATTTTACTAATGGTAGTATTACTTATATTGTATTGCGATCGGTTTTTATAAAATTCACTCTTGTAGTAGAATCTATGATCTCCAACAAAACAACAGGGCATATAATATCCATCAGCTGATATGTAATGTTGATTATTTAATGTTTTACATTTAGGATCAATTTCACTTGTGCGATCTAAATTAGTTTTCCAATTAACTATCGCTGTAGTTCTATCTCCAGTATAATTAGCCGATTGTAAAGTATCATTTTCGTCCCATCGATCACTGGGTAATATTAAAAATTCATCAAAGCCCAAAGTTTGAGCTAATGTTCGAGCTTGGTCAATGGTATCTTCATTAAATGAAAAAGGTATATATTGCCACACTGTATTAATGTTAGTTTTTGTTAATATCTCTATGCCAAGTTTAATAGAAGGCCAATCAGCATTAATTCTGTATTGGGTAAAATTTTCAGGTATGCCATCTATTCCATATATTACAGTATCTTTATAATCTAGCAAGTCAGCTAGCTGCCGCCACCAATCCCATGATTTATAACTGCCATTTGTAGATAGTATAATATTTGCACCAGCACTTTTAAAATATTCGATCATCTCAAATATCTGCGGATAATATATCGGATCACCGTAGTTTCCACAAAGAGATATATCTTTATCTGTCAGATCAATGTCTAAGAATTGTTTTAAATCTGCTAAATTTAAATTTTTATTAGTCCACTGTGATGGAAATTGCTCGATAAATTTCGTACGTGCGCAGCGTGGACATTTTAATGTACACATGTTTGTTGGTTCGATATGAAATCCGGTAATTTGATTAAGCATATCGTCTCTTGCGTAGTAATTCAATTTTTAATTTGCTTGATTCTTTAGCATCAATGATAGTTTTAAGCACAAACAGTTTACCATACTTAATTACTGCGTCACTGATGTCTTTACAGTCGGCGTCTTCTTGCCAAACCGGAAAGCTAACACTCCAACCATATTTAACAGCCGCATCAACAAGTTTAACACCACTTTTATCTGCGTCGGCGACTACTATAACTTCACGTCCCAGTGCGTCAATAATGTCTGCTTGTTGTTCTGCAACTTCATTGCCCAGTACCGCTACACCATCTATGGCCATAGCATCAAACGGTCCTTCACAGACAATAACAAACTTACTGTCGCGTTTTTGATTGTTAGTGTTAAACACAAAGTTAGGTTCATAGTGACTGTAGTACTTGGGTTTAACTCCATCAGTAAATGCACGACTAGTATACCCAATGGTGTTACCTTCCCAAATCATAGGAATGATCACACGTTGATGTAGACTGTGCTCTGTACTGTCAGTCCAATAAAAGTCATACTTGGTATGATCAATCTTACGTGCTTTAATGTAGTCAACTGCCGAATTTAGCAGTGTAGGAACATTATTAAAGTCATCTAATATGTGATGTGTAAGTAGTTGTTGGAAACTTAACGCATCTTTGGGTAACTCACGAACTTTAAACTCAATCTTTTCTTCTGGTTCTTTTACCTGTTCTGGTGCTACTAGGTCTTTGATACGAATAGCTTCGATTACTAAGCGTTTAACATCGCTATCACCTGCGCCCATCCAGGATAATAGTTTACGAAACTTAAATGTTAAGTGCCTACCTGGTTGATATGATGCTTTGAAGTTACAGTTAAAACAGTGATATGATACACTACCATCTGCGTTAGCAGTTAAGCCACCACGACCTCTAGTATCTGCTGAGTCACCGTTGTGTATACAGCAAGGTGCATTAAAGCTAATCCAACCGCTAGGAGTTGTTTTACGCTTTGCAGGTAAAATACTTTTAATGAAATCAGAGATGATGTTCAGCATATAGTTATTATATACTAAATTGTAGGATAAGTCAATGTTTTTGAGTTAATTTTGCCAAACGCAG